CTTCTAGGTGGATATCTTTGAGTTTCTCCATATTCTGGTGTTTCTCCCTCTTTTACTAAACCAGCTAAACCACTTCCAAGCCCTCCTTCTATTAGGTTTCCTTCTTCATCTAAAAACTTTGATAAGTTAGATGCAGCTTTCATTAAACTAAATCCTTGTCTAGATGGTGGATAATTATTAGAAATCATTATTTCTTGCATAAGTCTTTTGTTTCTTTCTTCTTTAGCAGCCTGTTCTAACTTATTAAATGCTTGTCCTAAAAAACTTCTTCTTCTTGACATAATTATTGACTCCCTGGTACTAATGTGTTAGGTCCTCCAACAGGATTTGCTGGTGTTTCCATATCATCTTGTCGTGTTCTTCTTGCTTGATTACGTAAGCCTTCAACTGCATTTACATAATCTCCTTGCCATACTTGTGTTGCTTGAAAATCTTTTTGATAACGAGTAGCTTCAATCATACAAGCATAAAAGAGAGCATCATAACAAAACTCACTAAAATAATTTGATGTTGTTGCACTTGTTCCAGTAGCACTTGCTAATCCTAGTGGTCTACGCACATAAGAAATTTCTCCTGATAATGTTGAAGCAGGAGTTGGAACAATATAAATTGATGTATTATTTTTTCTTGAATAGTATCTTGGAGTACCTGTAGATGCACTAGCATATCCCCAGTAATCTATAGCATACTCATAAGGTCGTTGTAAAAGTGTTGTGATATTAGAAGAGGCACTTGTTTTATAAGTAACATTTCTAATAATTCTTGTTTCAGTTGGTAAACTAACAACTGGATCAGATGCAGTAAAAGTAAAAGAACTATAACTAGTTAAACCAGCATCATCTAAATCTTTTGTTAGACGTATTTCAGATTTTTGCACAAAGTAAGGTATTTGATTAGCAAACTCTGTTGAATCATTTTCTGTTGTATTTATAATATCAGCTTTGAGATAAGCATAATTGGACATATAATTATCCTACTATTAAAGTTAAAGTTGCACCATCTGCTGGCATTGATGCACTTATACTACCATCAAAACGTATACCTAGTTCTCCCATATAAATATCTGCTGTTGCACTACCAGGAACCCAAAATTGTATTTTACCTGCTGCAGTTGTTGAATCATGTAATAAAAAGCTACCTGCTACTGTAGTTGTAGCATGAATTGCTATAAGACGAGTTACCTCTGGAGAAGCAACTGTAACAACAACTCCACCTCCTGCTTTATAGTATGTTTTAATATTTGTTGCCATTTTCTTCCCTTACGTTTTAATAGGGAGACAGATAACTCATGTCTCCCTATATATTTAGTTATTAGCTACCTGCACTTCCGAACCAGCCTCTCCAATCAGAAACACCGAAAGAATATCTTTCACGTGCTTTAAATCGAAGATTCCCAGTATCGAAATCAGGTTCCATTTTAGTTTGTAAAGGTGTTCTAACGAACATCTTAGTACCATTAGGTACATCAGTTTTAAGATACCATGAAGTAGTATCCGTAAAGCGTCTATTTACATAGAAACCATTCGGAACCATACCCATATGACGGACTACGTTAATATCGTTATTAGCACCTCCTGCTTTTCCAGGTGTGTTTAATAAGACATCAGCGATATTCCAAGAATCGACAGGTATATGTAATGATAATGCACTAGCACCAATTAAGATACCTCTGTCATCTTTAACTTTTTGTACCGAAGTTAAAGCTGTTTCGAGAGTAGCTTGTGCTAAGTCTGATGCAGCAATCAAATTACTTTGATCTCCATCAGCAACTGTTGGGTGATCACTTGCACACAATGTTTTACCATCTCCAAGATTCACACCAGAAGCAGCAAATGCATTATTAAATGTTGCTGCAGCTTTTACTTGCTTAGTATTTGCCATTGCTCTTGCAAGACCTTTTGCACGTAACTTAGCGAAAGTATCATAGAGGTTATCCTCCATTGCTTCCTCAGTTATTGCAAAAGCTAACGCAACAGTTTCAGCAGTATACCTTGCAGTATAACTTTCTTGAGCATCATCATATACCACACCTGCTCCTTCATTTTTCACAGGTGCTGTGCCAAATCCAGTAAAGAGAACTTCTTCTTCAAAAGCTCTGTCTGAATTTTCTACGTCATATAATGGTTCATGTTCATTATTGACATCTCCATACTCCAATCCAAAGACTGCATTCAATCCAGGAAGGAGTTCCTTGCTAATACTAGCTCTATTTATAGCCATAGTTTAATCTCCTTTCCGATTAACCAGTTGATAGAGTACATGTGACAAAATTGTCAATATGCGTATTAATACGTACTTCCCACCAAGGATAAGCATCAGTTACTCCTATTGAAGCTCCTGTACTTGTATCCCATGTTGCTCTACGTATAACTCTAAGTGGGGACTGAGCTCCAGCAAGTTCAATAGCAGAGGCATCTAAGCCATAACTACTATTACCTGTTTTGGTGGAACCTCCACCACCTGCAACTAAATCTGTATTCGCACTACTATGTCCTGCATATCCTGCTGATGCTGTACATGTAGCATCTGCTTGGATAAAGTAGGTTTGTTGTGGATCATCAGATATATAAACTTTTATATCTGTAGCTGTAGCTCCACCAGTCCAATATCTACTGTATTTTTGGGCTCCTGTTGAGGAAACATAACTTACTCCTTGAAACACGCCATTTATCTTTTCAGTTGTAGAGGCTGTACAAGGAACAATTGTTCCTGCTGGATAACATTTTATAGGGTCACCTGTAAAAATGCTATTCGGCATCAATGCCGAAGGTAAAATAGGACTCCCATTTACATCAATAGTATTGATACCAGTAGAGTTTGAGCCAGATCCGTTTTTCCTCGCAAGTACGAGACCACGAGGGGCATTTACACTAGCCATTTAAGTCTCCTTTCACTCTAAGGAAGACTATTCTTGAAAATTAGGTTGTCTTCCTTTAATTACTGTTGATTTACTATTATTAGAAATAGGCATTCTAGAATTATTCTGACTCATAAGTTGAGAATTAACTGCATTCATCAAATCATCAGCCTTCTTTTTAAAATACCTTTTTTTCGCTACTACTCGATTTGTAGGAATTTTTCCTAACGCTACGTCTCCACGACAGACTACTCCAGCATAGCGACCTTCCTTCCTCACGACAGAAGTGGATCCCATTTCAGGTACTTCTTCAGGAGTTACGAAAACCCAACCTTCTTGTTGATGTTTACCGACATTTTGATAATCTTCGTTACCATTTAAGTCAATGCGAATCCATTTTAATGACATTCCTTCAGAGGCAAATTTATCTTCTACTTCTGTTGGAATAGCGATTGCATTGGGTTCTTCAAAGACATATTCGGTTTCGTCTCTTGTATTTGTTTCCCTTGTTTGAGATGTACGTGATGTATTGCGTGTCATATTTTATCCTCCACGTTTCATATTTACATTAGTATATTCGCCTTCAGCTTTTTCTGTTTTAAGCTTTTCGGCTGCATACTGTTCAAGTGGTATATTCCATTTATTTGCTAAACGTAAATCATGTTGACTTAGTTTAACTTTTTTGGAACTAGGAGCAGAACGTGATGCTCCAGCTACTACTTGAGCAGGTTTTGACGTATTGACCTGCTGACGAGTTTCTTGAGGTTCTCCACTAAATTTATGGGGAAATGCCTCTTGAATTCTTTTATTAACTTCCTGATAAAAATCTTCACCTTCAGTATCATAACCTTCTTGTTTAAGATCTGCATCTATAGCTAAAGCTGCTGCAGTCATAACATTATCTTTTCCAAACCATTCATTTTGACTTGCCCAATCCTGTGCTTTTGGATCAGGAGCTGGTTGTGGGGGATAATAAGGTTGTTGTTGCTGTTGTGGTGAAACAGGCTGTCTTTGTCCTTTTTGAACATTTCTTGTTAATCTTTGCTTTGTAACATTTAAAGTTTTTAAATCAGATTGAGCATCATTTAACATCTCTTGTGATTGTAAAAGCTTTTCTTTATCACCACTTTCAAAAGCATCTGTATATGCTGTACGAGCCAATTTTAATTTATCAGTTAATTGTTTTTCTGTTACATCAAGATTTTTCTGGCTAACTGCTGTAAAATCTTGTTGATTTTTTTGAACAACAGTATTAAGTTGTTCATTTTGTTGTATTAGTTGAGCAATCTGATCATCTCGATCTTTACGTTGCTTAACTAATTGTCGTATTCTTTTTTGAGCACCCTTTGTTTCTATTCCTTCTAATTCTTCAGGAACATCTTCTTTAGGTACTTCTGGTTGTTGTGTTTCTTTAGTAGTTACTTCTGGTTGTTTTTCTTCAGCTTCTACTTCATATTCAACTTTATTTTCTTCTGTATTTTCTTTTTCAGGAACTTCGACAGATTCCCATGCTTCGTCTTTTTTTGTTTTTGCCATTTTAACCTCCGTTGTTTACGAGACAGACGTATTACGTATTATTAATATTATACCATAAAAGTATTATTTAAACAAATTAAACTGATGCTCTTGTTAAATT